CTAATTAATGTTGATCCTATTTATGCTGGATTGTAATTGCTGAGGTTGCTAACAAAGTCCTAAGATCGCTCAGAGTGGAGATATTTGATTTCGGCCTTCAGGTACTAAAAATATCAATCCAAATTAAGCACATCCAGCATTCCGAGTCCGCGGAACTGGGGAAGAAGCAGAATTAACAGAACAACAATCAAAAGAAAGACCAGTCCGTAGGCAAACTGATGATCCGTTAACTGCCTGAAGAAACGGTATTGGCCTCCCGACGGATTCTGTTCATAGCGGTAGCCTGAGACTTGGAAGTTTTCAGGGAGCTCTGTTTCCCAGTAATAATCGTTCAGACGATATTCATTCCAAACTTTGGGATCTTTTTGACTTCCGAAAGTATCCAGATCTCCGGGCCTTCGAAGATCTCTCAGATAAATCGGACGACGCTCAATGATTTCCTCTCTTTTACGAAAGCGGATGCCCTGTTCATCCAAAAGCTTCTCGTAAGCCAAATCATGTTTCTTCTGCAGATTGGCGAGAAAACGATAAGCTTTTTCGTCCGCTTGGTATTGGCTATCAGCCTCAATCGTGAAGCATTGGTTTTCCAGATAAACCGATTCGTAATAGGGAATCGGATAAAACTCGGTCGACGAAATAGCCTTAGGGACGCAATAACGAAAAAGCACAGAAACACCGCATGGAAAATTGAAGTTGAATCAAGACCGGCTGTATTGCCGCCTGAACTTGAAAAAGGATTCTAACGACAAAGCGTCGGCTTAAGAAATGTTTCTGCCGACTGCGCCTTTGGCACAAAAAGACGGCTCCTTTGCCTATTTTTATCTATGTGAAATCGGTTCGCCTAGAACGAGACGCAGGAAAATTCGGGTCTCGGTGCCGGTTTGGCTCAGCGTTTCTAACGTAGAAACAGCGTGATAAGTGATTTTTGCCTTGGAGACTTCTCAGTCTTCAAGGCTTTTTAGTATTTCAGATCAGAAAAAAGTACGATCAAGCAGGATTACTTTCGAAAAAGATTTGCTCAGAAAAAGTTTTGGGGTAGTTGTAGGTATCCGCTTCATCCATACATCCTCTCAGCCAGCGGTAGTACGGTCCAAAAGCTCGGGACTCACGAGTACGAATTCTCAGTCTCGCTCCCATTTTTTCTCCCGAACCCAGTTATGAAGTACTTTGTCGAGCCAAACCGAAGAGCAGTTAGTGACCAGAACCTGATATTTTCTCGTCAAAGGAACCGGCATTCGAATCATCTTTCGGCCTTCTCTGTTAAAAACCTTGTGCCGAAGTTGAGCGCCCAAGTCGAAGTAAATGCCTTTAGCTTGTCTTCCTTACTCAATAGCGATAAACAGCAGACGCCCACTCGATCAGAGAGACTGGCAAGTTCAAACTGAACTTGCAGCAGTTCGTTGATTAGACTGTCTTGCTTGGCGAGTTCCGCCAAAATATTCCGCGGAACATAAGCGACTTCGGCATTTGTGATCGCTAAGTAGTGTCCGGCTCGGGCCGTCAGGAGAAGAAATTCAAGTTACCGGCCGCCAAATGAACAGGTGTGGAAAGCGCAATTGCAGGACTGTCTCCTTTTGTTGAGCCGATCGCACGAGCAGTCACGCCTCTAGTAGCGAGGACCACGTGGTCAACACGTTCACCCGGAGAAAATACTCTTTCTTCTTTCAGCGTTTTGGAAAGACCTAATCTCAAGAAAATCCTCACCAGCACCGGATGAAGGCGATGATGGATCCAAGGCATTACCGGAACGTTAGAAAAAATGGCTCCTGTCGAGTTCGCATTGTTTTTACCTTGAACAATCGATACGTACCAATTTTGAGTGAACCTTGCCATAAGCTCTTTCCAACTAACCTTAGTAACGTGAACCATGCAGAAGCTAGGCAATCATCGAAGGGATGATTAATTTTCACCCTAAGGAATTCCTACGATTCGTCAATAATGGAACGCGTTTTTACCGTAATTAACCCCAAATTAAGTTAAGGATTTGCGTAAAAAGGCTATTAACCTCTCCAAATACTCATGAATTATCGAGAACTAAAAGTCAAATCTGAAACCGTCTCTTTAGAAAGAACGGAAGCATCGAGCGCTTTAGGTCGCGCAAATAGAATTGAAAGTGAGAATTTAAACTAACCACGCAACCCGCTAATGAAATGAAGGCTCGGATAGTTCTAGGGATTTTTGGGACAAAGAAAAACCCCGCAAATCTACGAGGTCTTAAGAATTAGGTCTGGTGCCCGGGACTAGCACCACATTTTCAATATTATTCAATTAGATAACTTTAACGGTTCCGTTATATTTCCGTTTTATGGATGAAAAACGGAAATTTTTGATGGTTTTAACGGAAATTTTTAACTGTTGCGTAAAAGACGAAAGGCCCCCGATTCCTACGCTATGAACAATGAAAGATTAGCACGGTTAATTTAAAAACCTACTAATACCTTTTTTATTATGTATTGACACAATACAAATTTAGGAATAGAATACAAACATACTCAATAAGGAGCTTGAAAATGACAAAACAAATGAACGTGAACGTACTGAAATCGTTAATGAACCAGAGCGGCTGGACGCATGAGCAAGTCATCACGATCAATAACGAATATGACGAAATGGTAGAAGGTATCGCGGAAGTCGTTTCCCGCAATCCGTCAGCACCATTCGAGATTCATTACAACGAGGGTTTTAAGTACAACGTTGAAAAAGACGAACTCACAACTCAGAAAGATGACTCCTTGTACGGGATTTGGTGGTTCACACCTGAGCTTGAAATCGTTGATAAAGACGGAGAAAAAATCGACTCTTGGGATTTAGATGAACAAGGATTTAACCCTGAGTTTTCTAACGTTGACTATTCGGAAACAATCGAAAACGCTAAGGCTAGTCAAGAATGAATGAAAAAAAAACAGTTGGAGCGCCGCGAAAAACTCCTGATGGAGGGCAGAGAGTAACGTTCTACTTACCTAAACACATTGTTGCCTGGATCCGAGAACATGGCGGATCAAAGTGGATCAGAGAACGAGTTGAGAAAGAAATAGAAAATTTAAACCCTTTAAATTGATGGTCGGCGGGAGGCGCAGTTAGCGCCTCTTCTGATTTTTTATTTTCGACAGCAGCACTTCTTCTCATCAAAATATTTTCGCTCAGCGACTTCTCCCTGCTTACCGATGTTGAAAGAAGAAATCGGACGATGGTAACCCATCACGCGGGTCCAGATTTCGCATCTAGTGCGCTCGCTATTCTTAATCCCATATTGTTCTAAATCGCTGGTCATAATTTGTCCTCCTAAAGATCTTGAAGCTGGGTGCCATCAGCTACGTAAAGCGGGTGCGTCGGTTCCCCAGTCTTGTTCAATGCTAAACATCTAATGTTGTAGTCCTTGAAATTTTCTTTGAACTGAGAACTTCGAGCAAGATAGGATCCAAAATTTCCCCAGGCCGCTACGACAATATCAGCTGACTTAATCAGTTTGTCCAAATATTTGTCGTTTTCGGGACCAACAGGGTCGTCAGCCTTTAAAAGATCATTACGGTTTTTTGATCTAAAGGCGAATAGATTTCCTACCAAAAGACGACCACCTCCAAATTGACGGGCAAAACTGACCATTCGGCGAACTGTCGCATCATCCTCTACTGCATCCGCAGTAGACGGGTTAAGACAAATAAAAAGAACCGTCGGTTTCCCCTCATCCCACGTGCGCTCTAATGAATACCGATACATCCCGTCCGGTGAGATTTCAGCAGATTTCTTAATATCAGACATCATTCCTCCTCCTTGGTTTATTTGCTACTGTAGCGCTTTTCTACAGTATTCAATAGGTCCTCGAACTTCTTGCAGTAATCGTCGACACTCCGCTCCCAACTGCAAACATCGAACTGTGTCTCGATCGGCAACGCTCTTGGCTCTTTTTTCAAGACTGGCAATGCGGGAGCGCAAGCGGTCAGAGTCAGCGCGAGCGTTAGATTCAGCAGCACGCATCTCAGCGAGAGCAATTGCTTGATTTTTGTATTGTGTCTCATAGTTTTTGACTGTAGCTGTGAGTTCGGAGATTTGAGTTCGAGCAATTTTTAACTGCTCAGAATTCTGACCATTGTGAAGGCCAAAAAAGTAAGCGCCAGCAGCTATCAAAGCGCCGGCGCCAATTTTCACTAGATCAAAAGGATTCATCACATCAATCTCACCTCATCTTCTCGGCGATTCATCAGCCCCGGGAGGATTTCGTACATCTGTTTTCCGTGTTCATCCTTAACCAGATTCCCGTTCCTGTCTCTGATTCTCCTTTTCGCAAAGGATCGGAATCCCTCCTTTGCCAACTCGAGTTTCCCTGAATTCAAATATCCGAGCGTCTTAGATTTGGCTACCGCGTTCACTCCGAGGTTGAAGGCCAAATCCAATAAAGCTATGTACTGTCCCTCAGTGAGTTTGCAAGTAACATAAGGCGCCAAGCCCTCTGCATGTTCGATCAAATCATCGCGAATCAGCTTTTCAGCCTCTTGTCTGGTAATAGTTTGGCCTGGTTTAACGCCTTTTGTGTGTCCATAGCCAACAGTAAGAACTCCTCCCGGACAACGGTAGGCTTTCAGTCGCAAACCTTCCCACCTCTTCACAAAATCCTCCGCAATGAGAGGATTCCATTGCGAAAACGGTAATTTTTCCTCATTCATTTTGGCTTTCTCCTAAATGGACCTTTTCTTTGATGCGTTTCTCATGTTCGGTCTGGACGGTTTCAAGCATGTCTCTTACACGTTGAGGAATGATCTGACCGAACCCGGCTTTTTCCACGTTTTCAAGAATTGAAATCAACTCATTCAGCGAAAGAGCGCCGATGGCCCATGCGCCTATCCACGGCTCATTGAAGATCTGGTCAACACCATGAAATCCGATAGCAACCATGAGAATGATGAATTTCCGGATAAGGCCTTTGAGCCCTACTCTGCTTGACCATGTTCCGGTTCTGGCAGCGGCTACGATCCCGCTCAGGTAGTCGAAGACCACAAATCCAAACAGCCAGTAGAAGAGGTTCTGATGCTCTCCCATAAGACTGCTGATAAGGGAAGTAAAACATCCGGCAATAGTTAAAAAGAAACTCTTGAGAACTCCGGGATCAAAACTGTTTAGACGGCTTAAAAATTGATCCCACATCTCTCAATCTCCCTATGTCGTCGATTTTGTAGATGCATTTTTCCTCCGATATGTAGATAAAAAAAGAAAGCCCCTCGCGAGGAGGGGCGGATAATGTTAGAGTTTCGCAGGGAAAAATCGCCAGTCGTAACTTACGAGTGTTCCACTAATAAGATCAAAGACAACTTTGTCACCTTTATTCATTGGGAAGAAGTTTGTGTATTCCTTCGTATTCCCAGTCTCGTCTGTAGAGAATCGACCAACAAATACAATGTTTATATCGCCTGAAGTAATGATTCTTAAATCATATTTAAACGCCCTCTGGACCCTCGGAGCGATCATGAAATAACCATTGCTAGGAGCAGTGTAGGTAAAATCAGAAGAGGATCCTGAGCCATACAGCTGCGCATCATAGTTCGGAAAACTTCCATCCGATCCTTTTTTGGATGTCAAATTTAGAAGAGTTCGGAGGAGTGCTTTTAACATGACACACCTCCTTTAGCCAGGTTAAGTTGAGGAGCCGTTACAGGGAATAAGAAGGACACGTCTCTTAGAAACAGTCCCGCCAGTCGAGAACACGTAATTGATTTTGGCACCCTTCGATATTCTGCAAACACACGAGATAAAACCGCTCGGTCTATAGACGCCTTGTCGCAGAGCATTCGAGTAAGGGCTGACATCAAGGTAAACAGGCGCAGAGCATTCTCCTTCAACTCTAATCCAGCCGTCAAAGGGAGCTGTGATAACGTCGCTCCATTCGTTGGGGCCGTTAAACCCTGTTGTGTATTCCGTGTAAGTATCAAGCGCTGGGGAAGCAAAAGAAGAGACTTGGCCTTTCTTGTTGATGAAGAACTTCTCCGCAAAGAGTTGTACAAGTTGCTTAAGCATATTGCACCTCCTCTACGGATAAGTTTCTCAATAGTGTTATACCCCCCCCCGACTAGCTTATAAAATTTCCCGAAGATGAGTCGTCCGGAAATGCTGTAACCGATAATGTTCCCTTTTCGCATTGGAACAAATAGTTTGCTCTGGCCGTTGTTCAGAGAATAATTAGAACTTTGTAGGCCGTCTCCCCAGACATTGATACTGCCTCCGGTATCTACGACGATACACAAATACCCATCATAAGGTGCAGCAAAAGTATCCGGTTGGCTTGTGTTAAGCGTAACGGATGTGAAATCTGTCTCGTTAGGAAGTGATTGACTGGCCACCTCCGCTGACTCAGACTTTGAATAAAACAATGACAATAGGAGGCTCAATAAACTTTTCAGCATAATGATCCTCCTGTTACAAGATGATTATGACGCTCCGACAGACATTTGCAAAAGCAAATGTTGTTGAACTGCTTGAGGCTCCGTCTCTAACATTAAAGTAGTAAGAAACTTCTTGGCCTTTGCGAACGGGAATAAACAAGCGTATCCAGTCTTTCCCAACGCAAGAAACGTACATATCCGGCGTGTAGATAGACACGTTTGCAATGTCTTCAGCGTTGTTTTCTTTAACGAAGAAGTATCCATCTGTTGGTGCCACGTATTTGCCCCAAGTGTCTTTTTGCAAAGAGAAGGTCGTCTGATTACTTGATGGATACCCTTGGCCGCCGACCCATTCAGAGCGAGACGTAATAAATTTCTCAGCAAACAATGAGATAAGCTGTTTAAGCATAACTTACCTCCGGTGCTAAACACTGAGAAAGTTTTACTAAGATACCCCCCCCCGATGGTTTTAGTAAACCAACACGCGATATTATGTGCTTCCCGAGCGTACAGTCCAAAGGGTTGTCCTTTAGCCACTGGGCAGGCAGCCATTAAAACATCTCCTTTAACTTGTGGAGTTGAGAATGTGTTTACGTTGGTCGTCTGTGCTGCGGCGATGCAATTATCGGAATCTGCCGTGAATCTTATAGCAGCATAACCATCTGTAGACGCAATCCCTTCGTAAACAGGAGCCCACCCAGTAACACTACTCGTTGTTGGAGATAGAGTTATAACGGATACGGACGGCATAGCCTGATGTCCCACCGCCTCAGATTCTTTTTTGCTGTAAAACTTGGACAAAAGGAGCCGCATTAGATTTTTTAGCATAACGCGCCTCCTACCAAAGAATTAAGCATCTGAACTTGCTTTGTAGAACCAAATAGAATAATCCGAAGTCTTTCCACCTCGGCATAAGAATTTAACAGTGGTTCCTTTTTTGACGTAACAGCAAAGACCACACCCTGCGGTGTTTCCGTTGAGGACGGAGGCAAGCGCCATCTGTCCATTCTCGACTTGAATTTCAAGAGCTGAGACTGTGCTTGAATTGCTTCGAGAGGTTGCCCAGCCGTTGTATGGCGCAACATAGCTAAAGAAGTCGGTAGTACTCGTGCAAGGAATGTTAGTGCCATTGCGGACAATCGGAGCACACTGTTCTGCAACCCAAGATTTTTTGCCCTTGATAAAAGTTTCTGCAAATAGTTGTATGAGGTCCTTAAGCATAATAGAGACCTCCGTACAAGGCATTTATACCCCCCCCCACGATTACCTTGACAAATCCTACTGTGATGTGTGAAACAAAGGCTCCTTCTACCGAATATGTGGCTCCTTTACTCACGGGGATTGCGACCCCTAAACCTTTTGGTGCAGGCGCTTGCGCAGACACATGAAAAAGATTGCCAAGTTGCGCTCTGACTTCGCTATTCGTATTGTCCTCAGCACTAGCATTGACGAATAAATATCCATCGTCGGGAGCTGTCCCCGCATTGATTATTCCCCAAGAACCGACAGTTTCGTCTTTGCTGAGAAATATCGTTTTTGTTGCGCCAGGCATAGCAGAATTCCCCGCCTGTGCTGGGGTCGTTCGGCTATCGAGTAGCTTTTGAATAAGTTGTTTTAGCATTTTGACTCCCCGCCCGGACAAGGAGCCCGAGCTATTACTTAATTTTGTAAACCGTTATCTGGATTATCTTTGCGTTTTTAATATCGCCTGCTGATATCGTTACTCCCTTCTTTACCGGAAAAGAAAACACATAAGACAGCCCTTCTGTTTCGACTGTCGTATGTACGTTGTGGCTATTAAATAGGATTGGGAACCAAGCAAAGGTGGGAGAACCTGACCAAACTGCCTGCCACGAAATAACTGCATACCCATCAAATGGAACAACGTAAGGAAGAGAGGTTGCTGTTACGGATTCAGAAAAATCAGTTAGACCAACAGTAGAAAGATTTTCTCCATAGATTATTTTACCCCCCTCCGCTAAGACTTACAGCTCTGCGGGGCACAAACAAACTACATAACAAACTTGCCAATTCTTTAAGCATGAAAGAAACCTCTCTGTTTGATGGAACTACGATCACTGACTGCCTGCTCTAATTCATAAGCCAAAGCAGTGGGAAATTCCGGGTAATCGACAAATGGGAATCCTTGCTTCTCTGGGAGATCCTTGAGTTCTTGCCGGTAATCTAACAATGCTTTTCTGTCCTCTTCTGTCAATTGAGATCGCTTAGTTCTTGCGGCAGATTGAACTGTTATATCCGGGAGCTGAACGTATCGATCAGTGTCTGAGATTCGAGCATTGCGCTCCCCTCTGACCTCCTGCTCATACTGCTGTTTCACGAAATCATCATCCAGTTCCGGAAGCTCAGTTGAAAGGTAATAGTCCCCATCAGCACTCTGGAAATATCCCTTAGGACTGGGTTCTAATTTCCAATATTTGATAATGGTTCCGTCTTCTCGTTTAAATCTTTCTGACAAGGTGTAATGGCTTTGAGCAAAAGCTTCATCCTTAGCATCGATGAATGCATGTTGTCCGGGAGAATTGGACGAAACTGCAATCCTCCCATCAGAATCTTTTAGTGAATATTTAGACAAAGGTCGATTCATTGCCCTTGAAAGCATCTCTTGCTTAACTTCTTCAAGTGTCTTCATACTTTTTCCTTAATTAAGGATTCTCTGTTCCAGCGTCTTGTCCTGTCTGGGCATTCTTTATGTCATCGATTTCTTGCTGAGTACCTCCATTCTCGAGGATCAACTCTTCAAGAATCGGACATAAGTAATCATCGGTCCGATCGTTGAAACTATCGTCAGCCCAACTGTCGACTCCAGCACTGAAACCGATATTGCTTCTCGCCGTATTTTGTTGAGTGGCTGATAGGGTTTGGGGAGCCTCGTAAGAAACAGAAGGAGTTAGGTCTGTGTAGTCTGCCGATAAAAGAGCCGTACCTGCAGTTGTGTTTACGGAACTTATCCGGAACATTCGACCATCTGTACCGACAACCGTGTCTCCAGCTTTTATATTTCCTTGAGGTTTTAAATCAGCAATCTGGATAGTTCCGGAAGCAGTTAAAACCTGATCAATTACTCGAACTGCATAAGCATTGGAAGCGGCCTCCACAGCTTTGGACTCTGCCGTTTGTGCCGCTGTCTGAGCTGTTTGAGCTGCCGCCTGTGCCGTTTCTGCATTTCCTTGAGCTGTCTCTGCTGCTTGTTGGGCCGTCTGTGCTGTTTGGACTGCTTGGGCCGCGTTGTTTTGCGCCGTTTGGGCACTGGCAGCAGAACTTTGAGCCGCAGTTTGTGCGGCCGCAGCTGACGCTTGAGCTGTATTAGAAGTATTTACTGCAATCGTAGATGCATCAATCGCCGACTTCGACTGCGCGATCGATGTTTGGATGTCTGCGTCCCAGTCATCGACCGTTTGTTTCAGCGTCTCAACTTTTTCGTTAGCAGCGTTAGCCTGAGCCAAGGCGTTAGAAGATGTTGAATTGGCGGTTTGAGCCGTTTGACGAGCTTCCTTTGCAATCGAAAGGGCCTCCGATGAATTGTCGGAAGCTTGATCTGCATAAGCTCCGACATCGTTGATTGCATCTTCCGTCTGCTTCAGAACCTCTGGACCGCTGATTACGCCTGTTCCTGTGGGCGTGTAATGAAATTGAAATTTCGTTTTTGCCATGTTCTATTACTCCGGCAATCGCAGAAAATAGGCCAGTGTGTAAAAATGCGGCTCATTGGTAACGCCTGAGATGCTTACATTCGCATTTAGTGGGTGAGTGTGAGTTTGTCCGCTCCCCGTATTCCCTACCGATACAGTGTGAGTGTGGTTCCCGTTCGTTGAGGTAGTCCCCGTCCAAGAATTTGCGGCATTAAAACCAACCCGGCGAAGAACATCATCTTTAAAAGAACCCCCAGCGTCCTTCCAGTTGCCATAACTTTCTACGTAAAAGGCGCCTCCACCATCGAGACCTCCTTGGCAATCCCATCCGCCGAAGGTGCCAGTTATGTTCATACTTCCTTTTGAGTGAGTATGATCACCCGCACCTCCAGTACTTGCTCCATGAGAATGTGCGGGTAACTGCGCGACAGTAAGTGCCGTTCCTCCGATGGTTCCATTCACAGACAGACTTGGAATTTCAATCGTTGCCGCCCCTCCTGTAGTACCGGCATTCTTAGGCAAGGATCCCTTAACAAACTTTCCTACTAAGTTTGGGACCGTTCCTCCGCTTCCGTCAGAGCCGCCGTCACATAAAACCCAGCCGACATCAGCTTGGGTAGATCCCCAAAAGATAGGATTCCTGTTGTCCGTTCCTCCAAGAGTTACGTTGTAAAAAGGAACAACGGCGCCGGCTGGAACTGTGATGTCAATATTTTTCCAAACTGCTCTGTTCGTTCCGGGAGCTACCGCCGTTGAATGAGGGCCGTTTGGCTGTACACAGCGGTACTTTGTTCCGTTCTGCATGACCTCATTGCCAACCTCGTAATCCAGTAGGGCTGAGTAATTCATGATTCCACCCTGCTGGAACCACACTGCAAATTGAGACAACAGGAACAAGACACCGTTGAAGTCTGCTTTGTGCGGCGGGATACCGCCCTGCTCGATCGGCACAGCATTGACAGGCCCCCAGCCCTCCTGAACAGACAAGCGTCCGGTTCCCGCTTCAGTTGGAGTCAAGGGAGGAATCGTGTATTCCCCGCTAGCGGCCACAACTCCGGGAATTTGAAATTTAGGATAGTTGCTCATATATCAATAACCTTTGAAGGATTGAATACGCCCTGATTGAAGGGAAGAAGTTTTGATCCGTAGAAACCAAAGACCAATGTGTTTGGAACAACTGCTTCGACATTCGCCAGAACGCCTGCAGGCCTATTCAACAGCCCGTAGTTTTTGAGAATCGCGATTTGAACTGAGTTCGGCTCACCCACAATACGGATGTTGATGGTCATGTCCTGATAGTCGTTTACGAATGCCGGAAGACCGATCAGCCGAGTCAACAGGGAGTTTATGGTTTCAGCTGTAGAGTTCGAAACATTTACAACAGCGCGATAAAAAATCAGGAAACGGAAAAACTCATCATCCAGCCGAGTGTCCTGACCGTCGACAACGAGGTTCCGGTTCACTCCTACGCGCTTTCCCCACCAATCCAGCCAAACACCTAACGCTGTATCTGGATTCAAAACGTTATTAAAAAACGCGTCCAATTGAGGGGACGCGTCTATTTCAGCATTGAACAACAATCCGAGTTGTCGGTATCGCTCTGAGTGCGAGTATTGCGACTGCAGGGCGATTGAAATCAACGATCGGACGTTAGAAATTTTGCGGAAATCCGTAACGCTGAGAATATTCCGCCAAGTGACAGAATCAGCCATATTTAGTTACCGGTAAAGATAATTGAGACATCAGATTCACTAATTGTTGGTTCAATATTCGCAGGGATTTGAACGCTTGATCCGAGCGCTTCGGTTCCTAATCCAACTTGGATTTGGGCAATAGGGGCCGAGGTTTGAGACTGAATCGCCTGATAGAACCGAGACGCGTAAACCGTACTCGCAAGCGAAATTCGATCGTTAACGCCTTGTCCAAGAGCGTCCTGAATAATGGCTTGGATCACGTTGTTTTTCTCAGTCTCGTTCATGCTCGTACCAAAGAACGTAACTGAGATTTTTAGCGACTGATTTTGAGGTCTGACGATTTTGTAGTTATATGTAGCGTTGTAATACGTTTCGTCAATAAACTGAACTTCATAATCACCCGTGGTCCCGCAGCCGGCGTCTTTTCGCTGGTAAATCGTTCGGGCGATATCGGAATCCTCGCCTCCGACAATAGCGATCAAAATAGAATGAGGTTCTATAGACACGCCATACTGAGTTATCTCTGCATTGGTCGGATTCTCTAATACTCGAACATCCAAGACGCCCTCAAGAGCCGCTAAATTAGCCTCAATGGCCTCTACATAGCCTGTCGCATTAACCGCATAAGATTCAATCATGCGGTTTCTTAATTCCGCGTCCGTTTCTTCATCCCTGCCAATAACACCTGCAGTCGGATTAGTAATGGAATCCCAGCCGGCAATTGTTGTAACAATACGATTAACCGATCCTGCAGCTACCTCAAGAGGCCCGTGATTTATCGCCGTAAATGTCGTAGTCACCGAACCCGTATCGTCAATCTGAGCACCGTTGGCGGCTGAATGGCGGTATTGATTTCCGAGAGTATCCTGAGCTATGGCGCCGTACGGAATCACCGTCCCTTTTAAACCTGTAAGGACGCAATTTACAACGGTAGGCTCCGAAATTTTTCTGTCCAATCCATAAAGCGCTGCCAAAGCGTCTAAGTATTTGCCGGTCGCAGTCTCTGGGTTGGCCATATTAGCCAAGAATGCGATTTCAGAATTTTTAGCCTCAATTTCTGCGACGATTAAATCTAAAACTTGACCCATCGGTGAGCTGGGCTCAATGTTGAGCAACGGGTCGTTAGGGGATGTTTGAAAAGCCTGTTGAATTTTTTCACCTAAATCCTCTCGGATTTCCTGAGTGCTAGGCAATTCAACGCCTACCAGAGGATTAAAAATAATCTGAGCCATGATGTCTAAAAAATAAATGAGGTTGTTTCGTCTGAATCAGTGGTAATAGTGATTTCACCGTGCAGGGTGCGTGATTCTTCGTCTACATCAGTGACCGTTACTGAATCAACGGATTTCACGCCTGCAACCCGATTGCCTGCCTCATGAATAATTTGAGCTAAAACTGACGGATCGAGTTTTTTAGCAAGCTGCACCTCTTTCCACGCGATTCCGTTTTCCTGCTGGTAATAGGCGTCATTGGTCCATAGTCTGATTTCATTAGCGAGATTCTGCGCTATCGCTAACGCCCCAGAGGTGAGCAAAACATTCCCCTCTGGCGAGAGCTGTAAATCCCAGTCAGGACTTAATAAAGCTGTTTTTGCGGTATGCGGCATTTTCGCTGGTCCTAAAGATCATTTATTACTTTTGTCGCTATTGCTGAAATCGTTTCAACGGTAAGCGGAACCCCGAGCGACGCCGCGCCCGATTTAACTTTTTCCCATACGGTCCTATTTTTCAGTTTTTCAAGTAACTCATGGCCTCTAAGCGTAAGACGAGGTGAACAAAGACCATAAGAGTAATCGAAGTTTGTTCCTGTTTTAATCTGCAAACCTTCGACAAATTCGCCGTCTAAACACAATAGAAGATGACCAAATATTAACTTTTCTTGAGCTTTTGCCTCTGATTTCAGGTTTTCTCTTGTGTCGAAGTTTTCGAGCTGAACGGAATCGGGCAAAGCTCCCACGGTACTCAGGTAATCTGAGATACTTTCATCTTCGAATTTCTCCAATAAGCCTCTGATTATCTTCCAGTCCATTCTCATTTTTAGTCCTTATTGTTGAGGTTGACCGCTGGTAGTGTCGCCAGCTTGAACGCTGGTATGAACGTGCGTTGTAAGGCTGACGCCCTTGGCTTTAACGTCCCCGCTAAATGTTGCATTAGCGCCACCTGAACCGCCACCGCTAATCGCGCCGTTGAGATTGATTTGCGGCGAATTGAGAGAGATAGAAGTCGAACCCTTTAGCTCGATCGTTTTACTGTTAATCGTGCAGGAATCGGTTTTAATCACGACGCTCGCAGGCGCCTCAACTGTGATCTCCCCGCTGTCCTCGATATGAATAAAAGTAGACGGCGCCGGCCCCCAAAAACCACCGATATAGAACGAATCAGAGCGGTCAAACTCTCTAAATGTCGCAGGAACTTTAGGCGTGTTGTCGCCGTTCACGTTTGAAATATCATGCTTCGCCACCACGGCCAAACCGATATCCCCAATTTTTGGATCACAAACGACGGCAGCGGTTCCGTGCTGCAGACGGAAATAAGGGAGCCTCGGAATAGTTGTAACTGCAATCCCTTGAGCCTCAACGTTTCTAGGCATGAGCAACGGTTTAACAGTTACATAGCCGGCGCCAGACCCTGTTCCTGTTCTTTCTACTGCTGTAACTGTTACTGGGAACGCGGTGTAAACGGTTTTAGAGATCAGAGATTTGACGAAAAATTCTAATGCGTTAATGGGGCTGGAACCCGCGAAATCGTTGTAATTCGCACTATATTCTTGACTGCTCATATCACCACCTAGGATAAATAGCTGTGATGTTTGTTTTCCATGACTGTGATCCGGGGTCGTTTGCACATAGCTCATGACGCAACCCCGTTATTTTCCAAGTCCCTGAAGCTCTGGGTACGATCGTTTCTAATTTGAAATTCGCCCCAATGCGTAGATCAGGCCTGAAAAACGTAGAGACGTTAATTCCGTTGTTCGTGAACGTCGGATACCCGATCATTCCATTCGTTGCGTTTATTAGTGGAACTGATCCCTGAGTTTTTCGGGTGCCATGGTTTTTAATGAGTACGACTTTTTCATCATCAAAAATCAAATCAACACCAACGGCGTCAGCAATCCGCCTCATTTTTGTGACTGGATCCCCGTCGATAATGCAGTCCTTAATCGAAGCTGTGATGTCGTTATTTTCGAGCGTGTATCCGATCTCTTTAGTGATCTGATCAATCAGCCCCGTTACCGTCTGATTACCGTTTACCGATATCGGCGGCTGGGGAATTAACGCGGGAAATAAGCCGCAGTTCGCTTCAATCTTGAAAACAGGAGAAGGAGCGGCGTTAAAGTCTGCCCATGCGTTAACGATCTCGCCTTTAAAGACAACGGATAACGTTTTGCCCTTTTCACCTGCAGAAATATTGATTTTGTTCCGCTTCAACGAGAACGACTTAAAACCTAGGTGCGTTAGACGCTCCATTGTTGCTAAAGACAATCCTCTGAGTTCGATTTTGGCCTTAGGAAACGCGGGACAGCCGGATTTTTCAATTGAGCACTTAACCGCGAACCCTTGAAACGTAACGGCCTCTTGTCCGTCCAGCGTTACCGTAACGGCCACTTCTTTTTGCGTGTACGTTGTGTTTTTATCAATTTCCGGCAGTAGTGACGGCATTTGCTGCCTCCTCGTAAACTAGCAGCCATCGAGAATTTAACTCTTGATACTGCGGGTCTGACTTCCCGAGCGTGTCTATAAAAAACAAACGCCCCGAAAATAGAGGCGTTGGATAACAATTGATGTCAGTTCCGATGCAACATCGGCGCCCTGCGAAAATTTGAACGCCGTCTACCGCTAAATCACAATAGAGATACTCGGCAATCTGCCGCAACCTGATAACGCAGTTTTGACCTCCGAGCACACACGAGAACTCTTGAAACGGCAAGGCGCTTATAACGATCTGATTCATTTTTAAAAGAATCCGGTAATGTTCTTAAACAGGCTCGGTTTTACCTGAGCTTGTCCCGTGTTCACCTTATTGGCCGAGGTTGCACGCTTGGGCGAATACGAGGTTTTTTGCTGGCTTAGATTGACCGATACGATCTCAACAAAAGACGCGTGAACGGTCAGCATACAGGCGCCTGTCGTTTGAGTTCGTGAGAAATCGTAGTGATCGAGCGCCATATTTCGCCAAATTTTGGCAGGGCTGAATATCGTACAGGTATTGGTGCTGTTTAGTCGCCTGTCTAGCATAGCCAGCGCCAAAACCTGAATCGCGTAATTACCGTTGAATAGAAACTCGACGTTGACGCGTTCAGGCTCCCGCACGATATTAAACGCCGCAAGCTGCCCATTTTCTATCGGTTCTGTCGGAACTTTCGAGGATTTATCCGCGTCAATCGCGCCGATAGAAGTGTATGGAACGAACGGCAGCAGGTTATTGCCTACCACCGCCCAGCTAATCGACATTACTGAGTTTAGGCTTGCCATTTAATCACCACCTTGACGATATCCGCTTGCCTGATTGCCAAGTAGATCCTGATAATCACCCATCCCTTCTGTTACGCCCCGGTAAGTGGCGTCGTGAACAGCCTTAGGATCGGCGTTACCTTGGATATTAATGCTGACATCCGTTTTCATCGGCGCATTAATAACCGGAGAAGCGGCCTTAGGAACGATCGATGCTGCGGCGCCGGCCTGAGCTCCCGGAGGTGTTGTAACAGGTGCCTTTTTATCGTCACCTAACCCGAACCATCCTCCCACAGTATCAATTGATTTAGAAGCCCAATCCGGTAATTTCCAATCAGTGAAAAACTTCATTTTGTCTTCTAGCCATTTGAAAATCCCGGCGCAACCAGATTTAATTTCCTCCCACGCCTTAACAAAGTTCTCCTTCATCTTCGGCATGGTATTTATCAGGTTAGCAATATCTTTCGCTAAATCTCCGATAAATCCGACAACGGCTGTAATAACCGCTACAACCGCCTCGCCGAACGCCTCCATGAACATGTCTTTTAGAGGCGATAGTTTTTCTAGGAGATCGGAAACCGCTTTCCAAGCATCTTTAAAAGACTGCCTAACGTCTTGGATTTGTTCATCCGTGTAACCCACGGATTTCAAGAAATCTTCAAATACGCTCGGGCCGCCTTTGGTGAAAACAATTAAATCTTCAATTGCCCCAGCAAGTAAAAGAACTCCGGCAACGACCAGCCCGATCGGACTGGCTAGAAGACCGAGCAGCTTGCCCGCCATCATGAGGGCAGATTTAGGCCCAAACGCCAATGCCGCTGCTGTAGCAATACCGGTTAACGCAATTTTGATGAATTGACTATGCTCTCCGATAAACAGCGACGCATCACCAAAAACCTTAACGGCCTTCTCAACCCACGGGATAAAAAACTTAGCAAACTGATTGCCGATATTTTGGATAGCCATTCCCGTGACTTGCCACGAAATTTTGAAGCGTCTGGCATTCTCTGCATCTTTAGGCGTTAAGGCGAGTTTCCGATATGTCTCAACCAACTCTCCCATCTGCTTGTTGTTTTGCAGAAAGACGGCGGCACTTTCTCGAGTTAATCCTAAGTATTTCAGAGCGTAATTGGCCTGAGCTCCCGTCATGCCGTTGAGCTGTTTTCCCATGCGCAGGAATACTTCTCCACTGGCGCCGGTACGCTCGGTAAACGCCTGCATAGCCTGCGTAAAAGCCTCTGCAGAACCTCCTGCTGCTACATTTGCCTTACGCCAAGCGTCAATCTCTGAAACATTCATGCGAACTTTCTTTGAGATGTCGTCAAGTTTGGCACCTTCGTCTAGGAAGTTTCCAAACATGAATTTGGCACCAAACATCGCGGCCAGTGGAGCGGCGTAACTCTTAATGGCGGCAAATACTCGCTTGGCTACAGAATCGAGCTGAGAAAGCGATTTTGATGCATCCTTGGAGGATTTAACAACCTTTTTCCCTGCTGTTTCGCCGCTCTCTCCAACCTTTCCTACTTCTTTAGAGGTTTTCTTGGCGTTCTGACTTACTTCATCAAAAGATGCAGAGGCTTTGTTAATACCATCCGTTGAGTCACCAATGGAGTCGAGTTTTTCTCCGGCTGATTGAGCATATCCGAGCAGCTGATTCAGCTTGTCGGATAAAACTTCGAAAAACTTGATTACGTCATTGGAATTGACTGATACATCAATAACTAAAGAGTCGGTTGTTTTGGCCATGATGTCATGCGCTCTTTTGCGCCACCCACGAGTTGTAGTTTTTAATTAGCAATGCCTCGTCTAATGCGTAAGCATCTTCCAGCGTTAGTTGAGTTTGTAGTTCGACTAATGAGGCCATTCCGCCCATGACTAAACGGGACATTAGAGGCGTGAGCTGAGTAGTGACCGCCACGCCCCGAACTTTCGCGCAATCTGCTAAGAACTCTGCTCTGCGGGGTAGAACTGGCGTATCAAGTCGGGAAAAAAACCGAAGTTCGCCTTGAAGCTTTCGATTCTGAGTTTGAGGATGGTCAACGGACTGGAGATATAGCCGTCCGCGTCATCGAAGGAGAATTTGATCTCGCTCTTACCATCAACCTTGTAGACCTCGGAAAGCAGCTCATCTAACAATGCCTTGGCTTCGACGTGTGGAACACTGACAAGCGCTTTGATCACGTCTCTGTATCCCATTTCGCTCTCAATATCGAGGTTTTTGCCGGTCATTAAAGCGATCCGAATCATCAGGTCTTCGGATTTGGTTGCAGGGAATGGGTAAATCTTGAAAGTCAGCTGATTACCGCCGTCGTCCAATTTGATAACTTTCGGTTCCTTCATTTAAATGCGCTCCATAGATTCAAAGTGGAATACCCAAGTTGTCGGCGCCAGAACTTTATTGAGTGCAGGCATCGGATTTGCCGTCTGCAACACACCATTAGAGAATTGGTATGTTTTGCCAATTGACGGGATTTTGATTGTCAGATTGCAAACATAGAGCTGTTTGTTCGAACTCATTGCCTCGTAAAGCGTAGTGAACGCGGTAGCTGTCGGAGAGTTAGCCTCCAGCGTGATCGTCACCGGATAAATATTCGGAGTAACGCCCGCTGCCATATTACCGTCAACGCCCATGCGGGTTTCGGCGATCTGCTGAGAATCGGCAACAATAGCGGCGTCAGTTGAAAACCTTTCCAGCTTCAAACCATTAGGGTACAACTCTTCAATCGTCATCACTGCAGAAGCATTGGCAGCTGTGATGTCAAAATTTTGTCTAGGCATTTTTATTTATTCCTAAAAGAAAAACCCGCCATTGCGACGGGTCTTTACGGTTGTGAAATTTTGATTACATGACGGCCGTCAGCGGCATCTCAATTCGTTGGACGCTCCCGGCGTAAGTAAAAAATAATCCGAGTCTTGGACTTCCTCTTTGGGTTCTGACATTTGCAGAGGGTGCTTCAATCAAGTACCAATATCCCTTGGAGTAGAGGTCTTGCTTAATCATCGGATTGTTTGTCTCCGTCAACAATTGCTGAACTTGAGAATTCGAGAGCTCGAGACCAGTATCAATAACACCATTTCGTTTGGCGTCATTGATCGGATCGAGCAACCAAGCCTCAATGTAGGCGAACCCTACAGCGTTGTAGGGAGCGCGATTGATGGCCGCGAACCCGTCCATGATCTGACGCCGGATGCGGGCTTTAAACCAAATCATGCCGTATAAGGCATCGATCCATTGGTAGATTCCGGAGAGCAGGCAGCCACGGTTGATGAAATCAAATTCAGCGTTACGTGTTGCGAATGCGCCCACGTAATTGACCTTGAGATCATCCAATGCTTCAGCCACTTCGTCGCTGAGAACGGAAGCCTTAATTCCGGAAGCCGACTTCGCAAACCACGTCTTAATGCCTTGGATAGCGGACCAATCAATGGAAGCGCCAACTGCAAGGAAGGCCGCGGCATCCTGAGCGGTACCGTAAACCATCGCCAAACAGTTATAGTTGTTCTCCGCTAACTGGGCGGCTTTCGTTGTTGACTGGGTAGATTGATCCAGCATCTTTGTGTCTGTAGACCAATCAAAGTACACATAGTCATCATCAATGTCTGCCCAAGCCGCTAAAGCGGAAGCCTCTGCCGCCTCTGTCGCATAAAGAGTCGTGAATCCGACCCAGTTTCGAGAAACAGAAGTGACAAGGTTCATATTCTGAGCCGGAGTCAGAGCATCGGAACCTTGAGAGAGAACGGCGCCGGAATCTTCCGTCAGTCCGAGCAATGCAGATATATCCGTTCCAGTGGTCGCCTTTGTAGCGAAGGAAATTGAAGCGGTATCGCCTGTCTCTGTGGTGGTCAGAATGATGGCATTTTGATCAGAGTTATATACACCTGATACGGCCCCAATAGCAGTAGCCAGCTCAGTAGCCACATCGCTGAAAGATTTAGCGCCGGAGAAGTCGAGATTAACAACTTCTTTTTCCGTGCCGTTAACTGTAATCGTTAAGGAACCTGCAGTAATCGCCGTTAATTCAGACAGCTGAGCAGAGATCGGAGCGGATTTAATCCAAGCAGCGGCGTCTGCATTGATTCTGCGGGCCACAAAAAGACGGTTAATCGCCTTCTGCTGATTGTTCACTCCTGAGAAGTATTGATTAGCAAAGTCTGCCTCAGGAGACTCCGCACCAAAGTAATTTCCGACAGAGGCAGCGGTCACAAATTCCAGTGCCGGAGAATCTGCAGGAATCAGAGCATTCTGGGTCAGCAGCAGACCATTTGTTTCAAGATCGGCGCTCCCAGCTCCAATGATACGAGGGGTGATAGAAACCAATCGATTAGCATTGATTGACATATTTTTCCTCAAAATAAAAAAGCGCCAGATGGCGCCGACGATAATTTTTATGGAGCGGCTATGAGCCACACCAGAAACTCATTTATTTGAAAATATCCTTTACAGCCTTAATCGCTTTCGCAATCACCCAAACTGCGAGTCCGTAACCGATTAGGTAAACGGGAAGAGCTGCATACAAAGGAACGGCAGTGACCATGGTTAGGGCCTCCGCTAGGTCGTGTAAAATGTTCATATTGACTGATTCCCTTGCAATCAGTTAACTCAAACCCCGCTCAGCTACCAACTGAACGGGGCTATTTTTTTTCATAAAATCCTTATTTTTGGGACTGACATCTTGCCCAGCCCCTCAGGCCGCTCTAAAATTCCGTCCATAGCTAGAGATTGTTCTGTTGACCGGTGTAAACCTTTCACCGAGCCCTTAGAGGGCGGTAATAGCACAGCGTCTCTAGCTTTTCTTAAAAAAAAAGCGCCCGTTAAGGCGCTGACGAAAATTCTTATGGCGTGGCTATCACTCACGCCGAATACTCAACTTATTCAGAGCTTGTTAAGACCGCTAATAAAATCCTTATCACGCACGGATGACGAGAAGAATTTGTCAAGGAACTCTCCGCCCTTTTGCTTCCAGTAATTAAGTGCTGCGGTGTTCAATTTTCCTTTTGATAAAGCAGCATCCTTAGACAGTGCGTTCTTAATTATTTCATCTCGCGGGATGTCATCACCAAACATGGATGATTTGGCCAGTCTCGATTCTTCCATAAGGACGTCTGCCAACTTGTTAAGTTTTTCTGAAATTACCCTAGGCGAACGTGCATTATCCGCGAATAATTTAATGATCATATTCTCGGCCGAGTTCTCTGAACTCTTGTTAAACAAATCTTGAGAAACGGCCTCTGACATTAAGTTGATTCCCTCCCGTCTGGCATTCACTGCTCTCATAGCGGCTTTAGAAACGATATCCCTAATGTCATAGTTGGAACCGGCATCCCTTAGTTCCTGCATTTTTGACGCGGCCCCTTCCAAGGCGTTAATAATATTTTTGCTATCGGGATCAAGTGCCTGAGCATACAAATTCGTTAGCCCTTCATTTTCATATGCTTTTTCAAATACTGCAGCATTGAAACGATGTAAGGCCTGCCGTGTCGGATTGCCCTCTTTGTCGATCAATCCTGCTTGTTCAGACTCAGGCATACGCTTTACAAATTCTGAAATAGTTTCCTTAGTCGGACTGCCATCTGAGTAAGTTTTAATGTTTTGAAAGTCAACTCTATTCGCGTCATTGCGCGCTTGTTCAACGGCCGTCATTTGAATGTTCCCGACAACGTTACTTTTGTCTCCGATGTCTTTAGTAACATCCTTCGGCTGCATGACTCTCACAAGGATAGGATTTTTCATCCGGTCAATCACATTTTGATCTACTCCGTGGGATGTATCCTCGTAAAGGTCATCATTGTATTTTTGTGCGTTTCCTTTTTGATAAGCACTTGTAAGACCCGTTACACGCCCGTTTCCGGCAATGGCTCTAATCTTTGAAGGGTCATCGGAGTAATACTCTTTGTTCGTAAGCCCGTGAACGTCATTCGAAGTTAATACTTTATCCGCCTCTACTACAGCATATTGAACGGCGTATTTAGTACCGTCCGGCATTGTGGCCCACTCTTTTTTGCCGAGTTGATTTTCAGGTATTGATCCGAATGCAACAACCGGGGCGCCAGAACCAAATTCTCGCGATCCGCTTAAACGATCGTAATCAGGATCTTGAGATATTCGATGAATCTGAGTTTGACTTGCTACGCTGGAGCGGTCTCTATTTTGCAAAATGGAATCTGCAGGTATCTTTTCAGGATTTTTAAAATCAAGCTTTTCCGGCAAAGACTGGCGCTGTTTCCTTCGCTCTGCTCTTTGCTTGTCTCGTTCTGAGCGAAGTTTCTTGTCACTCTTGGCCTCGGAAATATGTTTACCAGTAAATTTACCGCCCATACCTCCGATAACGCGACCTGTTTCATCATCGATTAAAGCCGGACGACCTTTTGATTCAGCTCCGTTAGGTTTTACGGTAATCCATTTGGCAGCATCCTGAGCACATTTTTTGCCTTTTCCATACGCCGAACCTAAACGGAATGCCGCGCCTTGCGCAAAAGCAAGTTTTTCTTTCTTACTTTTTGTTTGCATTGTCATCTTCTACCGGTGGATACGAAACATCAACATTTTTAAGATCAAGTTTAACGTTGTAAAAATAATCCACTGAGGTTCTAACCTGACTTTCGAAACTTAGATGAATCGTTAACGTTGAGCGTCTTACATACGAATCCGAATCGCCTACAAACGTGGCATCCCTCGGATCGTCTGCATACAGCAACGAAATACCGCGGTCGTTAAAGAACTGAACGCCTGCCGTTGATCGGGCAACTGTTTCGAGGGCCTGCGCTCTCAACATAGCGTTAATGCCGTCATTGCCGTTCGTTGTGACAGCGTAACAATCAATCTGAACAATGACCTCTGTCGTATTGCTCAAATATAAGTAGTCGTTACCGTCCGTTTTCTCCCACCGCTCCGAGTTTGTACCATGTCGGACACTCGATAGATACGAAAAAACTATGTAGTCATTGTTTTCCGGAAGAGCGATATTGTTCTGATTGCCGTAAAAAATGGCAGATTTATCAATTACCGGAGCAGCGAACTGAGCAATAAACTCGAATAAAGCGGCTCGAAAATTAGGAGTGAGATTCACTGTCTCCATCATCAAATTTAGGCGCGGATACCCCTGCCTTTTGGCAGAGGAGGTAGCACCTTCTCCGTTTATGATTAGTGTTGGGTAAGACAAATACTCTCAAGTTTTGTCTTCTCGGTCTTTCGACCGGTTGTGATCCTTCGCCAATGTTGGAAGGGGTTTCAAGCCGACAGCACCGCTCCTACCTCTCAGAGCTTTTAACCATCGGCCGCAGAGCGCGGGACTAGGATCTGCATCCCGCGGTGCCTGTACATTCCCAACCAACGTAGTCCGCCAAACGACGGCCTGAGGCTAGTCAACTAGAGGCTTTTTTAAGCCTCGGCCTTTAGGACGAGGTAGTTGACCGTTTTCGCCCTCCTTAATATTTAACGTGATCGGCGTTTGCTCAAACGTACACCGCACGCATTCCCATCCGGCATCCGAAAAATCTTCTAAAACTGCAGTGATCAACCAATAGCCGCCCTTCGAATCTTCGATGTAATCGCCGGTCCTCGCGAGAGGTCTGTATTGAGCCCATGGGCGTGTTTTTCGGTCGCTTGAGGCATAGAGGTACAACTTACGAATAATTGTGTTCTGACCTGCCAAATTCGCATGATCCAGCGCCGCATCGCCTTCGCTTTGGAAATTGCCGCGAATAGTTTCAGCCGGAGCGTAAAACGCGGTCATAATCCCGCTAACGTTTTCTTGCCCTATAGAGCGATAGATTTTTAGCTTTGCATCTGCATAGTTTTGATTTATCGCACGTCGAACAATGTCATGAAGATTCAGCATGTTAAGAATGGATTTTGTGAGTAATACTCTTTTCTAAATTGCCGCTGCGCATGAGCGCTTTATCGGTTGTCGTGTTGCTAACCGCTGCCTGCCCTTTTTGCTGGCGCTTAGCTTTCTCAATTTCGCCCATCGCCTCCAGCATAGCCATGGTCAATGGAGATCGTTTGGGAAAAGGATTAGACGCTGTACCGTTATTTCTAATCGTTGCTCTAATATCAAAAACAGCCCTGATACACATGCCCTCTAACGCAGACTTTACATCATGTGTTTTCTTGAATTGAGATTCAAAAATCCTCTTCCACTCTTTATTTTTCTCGGCAAACGTAGCACGCATGAATGGACGTGGAGGCATGTACAACGTTTTGAAATTCGCTCCCCAGCGGCCTAATCGAGCACGCAGGAAATTATTTTGTTTGGAAGTTACCGCCTGTGCCCAGCCATACTCTAGATACATGCCGATCGTAGCGATATCGGGGATCATGATTCCAATTTCAGCATGGATATTTTTATTTAGAACCGCGTTCTTTTTCAGATCGTTAAAAATACCGTGATCGGTAATTTTGATACCCATAAGCTACCCCCAAGGATGGTAATTAGAGCCTCCATAAAACCGGCCTCCGACTCGATAACGAGCCGTCATGATCCAGTATTGCGCCCCGCATCGTGTCTGCGCCCACCAGTCCCCTACGTAAGAATTCGTTTTAAGCAAATCGAACGAAGTAGAAACGGAGCCTTGAGAGGCGCTGGAAATTCTGCCTACCGGCCCCGTCATGTTTTCGTCTAGCGTTAAGAGATGGCACATAACCAAGTCCAAAAGACGCTTTCGCAAATAGACGTGGTTCTCAGGATCGTATGGCGCAAAACTGGTGCTATCTGAGTTCCCTACGAACTCTGCCGCCATACCAAAATACTCAGTAAGAAGTTCGTTCGAATATTTAGTTTCATCCGAAAACGCTGGGTATAGCGTTCGAAAATTCTCTGGATCAAAGATAACAACAGCCATAACTCTCTCTATACGTTTTTAGTTTCTTGAACTCCGACTTTGGCCGGGTCAACAGGATTCACACCATGATCAATCTCTTTTAGCTCATCAGTACGAGACTTAAATTCTTTTTCGTCTTTCATGGGAATAATGCAAGGCAATCCGCCATTTACGCCCGTAAATGCGGCTTCTTTTCCGTGCATTTTGAGAATATTTTCCCAGTCTGCTTTATCAATCTTGAAAGCTATCGCGTTGCCTTTCCCGAGCAGAATCCCCTCTCTTTTAGAACGCAGATCGTCATTAAGCCCGGGGAATACAATCGTTTTTGTTCCACCGTCACTGCATGGAACATCATCAAATTTCAAGCCGTGAGGAAGGGAAACAGCCAAAACAACAGTTGCTGCCGTTTTTGCCGCTGATTTTGTTTTTTTCGTATCTTCAAAAGTTGAACCAACAACAGTGCCACCCTGAGCGAGTGTTGCAACTTCGTTTTTCGCAGGTCTTGCCATATTCTTAAATCTCCGTGAATGAATAAAAAGGGGACCGAAAAGCCCCCTGTTTGGTTTAAATGAAGGTTACACCCCCAGCATAGTTGCAACGAGGCTGGGTCTGCGAATGATGGAACCCCATGTGCCACCCACAACTTTCTGTTTAAAAGAAGAGAGTTCAGGAACGACACGGCCCAGGAAGAGTTTTTCAGAGTATGCGGTAATGCCAGTCTGAACACCCATCAACTCAGGAACCACCATATAGAGCATTTCTCCTGCAGTAGTGCTGAGTTCGGGCAACTGAACAATTTCGAGATTCGGGAATGACTGTTTGAGCATAGACATAGCCGTACGACCGAAATTGTTAGGTTGGGTCAAGTATGCGGCTCGTTTGTTGCTGATAGCTAAAACAATACGCATATTCTGATCAACCAGTCCCGCGTTCTTTCCGGAAATCTCGATCCAAAGCTTGTTGATATCATCGTAGACGAGATTAGCGGCGCCCTCAGGGTTGGCCGCCACCTTAGCAGGCCACGTAGAGTTGCTGTTTACAGATGTCGGGGCAATAGAAGCAGGAAGATTAGGATCATTTAACATCCCGTAAATCTTCTTGCCCGCTACCCCGTAAAGTGCGAACTTGTTATGTGCCATAGCAAGCACATAAGCTGCGGCCTGCTGCTTAGAGCCAACAAGATTTAATTTTGCCTTCGCCGCAACTCCCGCTTCTCTATCGCCGTATTTGATAACAGTTTCAAAGAGGAAGTTTTCACGCGTCGGATATGCAAAGTTGACGTCAGAAGAAACATTTTCCGTAAAGTCGGAATAAGGGGTCACATTGCCTGCAAATTCTTCTACCGGGAAGGTAAAGAAGTTGTAGGTCCAGTCTCCCTTGCGTTCTTCGCCGAAAACCTTAGAAGCATTCTGGGCGCCAAATAAAATCGGAACAACGTTCGGATCAATGAACGTCGTAAATAGCGCAGGCACGCCCACAGAAACAGGTGTCTGCAAGGCCGCGTCACGAGCGATAGAACGCGCTGCGGCCTCGTAATCAACTTTGATTTTTCCGTCTTTCGTAGAGTTAAACGGCATAAAGCCTTTAACGCCTACGCCGCCAATGCCCTTTTCTTGTGCTAGCTTGAAGTCATCCATGTTAATTTTCCTCGATTAGTTGCCACTAGCCGCTGCGGGTGTAATAGACAAGCCGTGGTTAGAGATAATGATCGTGTCATCCTTAGCGCCAGCCGTACGAACTACCCAGCCCGTATCATTCGCGGCGCCGGCGGCTCCGAATGTGATGTTTCCGGTTGTGGGATCACAAAGAACCGATTGCCCGACCGTAGCAGCGGCCGGAGCAACAATGTAGTAATCACCGCGTTCGGCGATTGTGAGCTCAGCGCCCTCGGGATAAATATCAGTATCCTCATCATAGGACGGCAGAGAAGCCGTAAAAGTACGCTCTACAAGACCTACTACCTTATCCCCTGCAGCTCCTGTCGCAGAGGCTACAGGGAATTGAACAGCCGTTGTGGAGCCCGTTGCGGCCTTAGCAAAGACGAAAGTACCGCAAGCTACGGTTCCATCGCTCAAGTAATTGTGAGGCGTATATACCGCCTGATTGAAAGCGACCTGCTGACCGGGAACGCCAATCGCAGGATAGAGATTTACTGTTTTTTGCAACATCTAAAAAACTCCTATTAGTTAACTTTTTCAAGAATGGAAGTGAGCGCGGTACGTTCGTCTTTCGGCGCCGAATCGTGTGCCGAGGACTTCGCAGAACCCTGACGGCCCGCGATATAAGCGCGATAAGCGATCCGAGCCTGAGAGGGGCTTACACCGCTGATTCCGAGTTTCTTCAAAGCGGCCAAATAAACCTGACCAGCAGAGTCGTACGCACCTAAACGAATTGCACCGACAATCGGCTTGACTTCCTCAATTGCGGTCATTTCGTCGACAAGTGCGGATTTAAGGGCTTTGAGCGAATCAGACGCTTTCACCGTTTCTTCTGCCTTTTCTTCGACGCCTTTCACTTCTTCACCGTCATCTTCGGCCTCTTTGGCCGTGAACTTGTAGCCTTCCTTGAAAGCATTCTTGACAGCGTCCGGAGCGTCATCAAGGCCGCAGGATTTCAAAGCGTCTTCAACACCCTGCAAGTAACGCTCTTCACCTTCGCGCTCATGATCTCGATCAATGCGTTTCGGATCAGCTTTTTCACGTTTTTCGCCGTAAAGGACGCCTGCCTCAAATCCAGCCTTGAAAGTCGGATCCTTCATTTTTTCGTCAAGTTCAATATCGTCATCCTTTGTTTCGTTTTCAGCGGGCTTGGGTGCTTCATCGCCAGTAGCCTTTGAGTAAGCCAAGTCAGACAACGTATCCTTCATTTTCTTGAGATCGTCATCGCTCATCCCCTTGCTTTTCAGCTCGTCGAGAATTTTTGCAATGGCGGCCTCTTTGTCTTCATCAGAGGCGTCTACAACATTGCCGTTTTCATCAACCTTGTGCAGGTCGATAATTTTCTGGGCGAGATCAACTTCTTTCTGCTCGGTGCCAGCGTCTTTGTTTTCAATATCTGCCATATTGATTTCCTTACCTGTATCGCTAACCTTCACGGTCGGGCCAGCTCGCCCTTTCTCAACTAGCGCCAAATGGTTAGCTCTAATTTGACGCTGTACAAAATCGTAGTGTTCCCCATCGTCCGTATCCCCTGACTTAAACTCAGGAATATATGTGTACGCTAGGGACAGCTCCTTCATGCTTCCATCATTGATACGGTTAATCGCGTCCTGATCGAAAATATGAAGAGAGTTCATTAAAAACGGGGCCTCAAAAGCCCCGTCGGTTCCGGTAGTTCCTACCCGAGTTTGTTTGTCCTCAGGCTCGCCTGAATCATCGTGATGTTCTAGGTGAATCGGAATACCATTTATCGATTTGATTGTTTCTTCGCTTGCAAGTTCTTCCGGCGGTCTGTATGCGTGATAGATTGTTTCAGGATCCAGTCCTTGAGCCTGCCAGCCTGAGATTTCACGGCCTAAATAAGGTGCCACTTGCACGCGCGTTAACGGCGAACGTTCGACGTGTAGAAAGCCATTCGCGTCAACCGTTCTCATACTGGCCGAGTCGAACGCAATACAGCGATCTTCTTTATTCATTACCTAAACCTCAAAATATGAGCTGCCCTGTCGTCAAAATCCAATGACAAACTGGACTATCGATTAAACAAATAAAAAGCTAAGTAGCCTGCAAAAGTCCACCGAATAACAAAGAACCACTTGGGGTAGGCTCTGACAAAATCCATGACGAATCTCCTCGTCTGTTTTGATAAAATTAACTTCATGGTCGATGTTTCCCTAAGCTAATCGACTACTAAAAACCCCGTGAGTTCGTACCTCACGGGGTTTTGTTTAAATTCTTGGTTTAGTCCTCAATGACAGGACGAAACGTACAGCGGCACCAATACAACTCACCCGGCATAACTTTTTTGTCTACCGCCTTGTCATAAAGTCCTTCCGCGAGATTGAACGTTTTCCCGTTCATCTCTATATGCGTCGGACGGCTTGAGTACTGACCGGGTACGTGAATCCAAACGCCTCGCTTAATCCCGATTCCTTCACAATTCTTTTGAAGAATTTTTTGACTAATTTTTGACGTCTGATCTATCGCTACTCGCCTAGCACGTTTCTCGGTAAAGCCTTTCGTAGCTTCCAAGGTTTCAACGATGTGGGAGTACGTGTTCTTGCCTTCGTATGCGTCTAAAAACGCCGCCCGAATGTTCCCTATATCGCTGGAATTTATGCGCGTTATAAGACTTACTGTATCAGTTATAAGCTTCGGTAATTCATCTATAGCCTGAGGCGTTATGAAAAACGATTTACGACTATTACGCATGGCCTGCCTGAGAACGGCCGCAGGAATTCCCGCGGCTGTCAACGAGGCCTTTTGGGAAACCGAAATATCAGCCGACAGGTTACGTACATACCAGTCTGCGATCTTCTGCGTTTCTTTGTCCGCTTCTCGTAACCATGACATCATGTTGCGAGCAATAAACTCATCAATATTCCGCTTGAAACGTTCAGGATCACGGAGCACAAGGCGATTGATTTTGCGCTTAATCTGCCTAAGCCTTTCACGGTCTATTGGGTCATCGGGCCTAAACGTTAATGACACGTCTTCGGCTAAGAGATTTTCCTGATCGATGTACAGCAAAATCTCATTGATAACACGACGCCTAAACGAGTTAACGAACGTCAAAAGTTTCTTCTCGAACTTTCGACTCATCGCAGGACTGGCGGCAATGCTGCGGGCCGTTTTCAATGAATTTCTCCCGATTTGTCCACGTCATCCAAATGAGGCTTGTTCTCTGGCGCCGGAGTTTCCCTCTTTGATAAAAACTCCTGCATAGGGCCGTTGGTCGCCGCAGGATCATCGGTCATTAAATCACCCTCCATATCGTCAGGCAATTCATCGCCAATGAAATCTAACCCAGTAGCCGGATCACGTTTAACCGATTCTCGAACTTCTTCAGCGCTGATAACGTTTCTATCCTGAAGTACAGCCAGCATATCCACGCGGGTTTTTGCCGTCATTGCAATAGCGGCAGCGTCATCCTCACCCAGCTCATTAAACATGAAGGAAATTGAATCATCAATTTTTCCAAACTCAACAAGCTGAATGATTTTTAAACAGGTCTGAATCGCGTTCCTGTTTAATTCCTGCTTTGACTTGATATGGTCGTAATAATTCCGGATATCGCTCTGACCAGTTGCGTTAAAGCCACTCGGCGAAATACCCAAGAGTTTCACCGCAGGCGTACGGTTAATGCTTGCTATGAACTCCAGCGACTGGCGGATAATGTCAGTCACGCCTGCAATGGTGGCGGTAATGTTTTGAACATCTTCGGTTGAATCGCAGGCAAACACAGAATCATTATCACGATACCTCTGTAGCAGCGACATTTTCCCGTCGAGCTGTTCGATACCTCCGGCATCTAAGACCTGAGCAAAATCCGTCTTGAAAACCAAAAGATTCAGCTTGTCTAAGATGTTTACACCTGCTTCCCGAGCCTTGTTCCAATGCAGAACGTAATCCCACAAAATTTGCGCTTGTGGAATTCCGAAGAAATTGTATGCAGGCTTCAGTAACTGCGGGGGCTCGTTATCAACCAGTCGCAGAAGCCGAGAGGCGTGGACTTTGCGCCCTAAAACGTACCAATGAGCGGGCCTCATGTAATCAGACTTCAACGGGTCGACAGAGTTGTACAAACCGGGTGATACGTTAATCGGGTCAATTAAAACAAATTTAACGTCGGAATCTTTCTTGATCTCAGCTGAAACGTCTGAAATATTCAACGGCAAATCCAGCTTCTCAGTTCCGGTATCGATAAAAATCAAGGCGCCGCCCATAAAGCCTACAAGCGACTGAGCACGATTGAATAGAGACCGTAGTCTGTACTTTGATTCCTGCAGGTCTTGTAGCTTGTCGATTGCTTCATTCTCAACGTCATCGCCGCCGGTAACCTGAATCCACTCTCTGGTCATGTCATCCGCGACGGTTTGAACGCAAGTGCGAATCATGCCATTTTGCGCGATTTGCTGAAGGACACCATAGCCTACGAAAGATGTTGTAGGAAACTGTCCCAGCGCCATAGCGTGACCCGTGAGCGTGCTCTGTAACGCCGCTAGGCTAGCCTCAAACGCTGAATCATGAGCCATTGAGACGGCCTTGCTATCTTCCTCGTCTAAACCTTGTAACCCAAGGGTAACAGGCAACGAGGAAAGCGCTTTGACTTCATCCTCCGTTAATGTCTTCCCTTTGGGAAAATACGGAGCACTGGCGGCCTGAGCATAATCCACCACCCCGGCCCGTTTCTGCAAACCTAACGGGCGGTGTTTATCGTTTGTTTTTTTCTTCATTGCGTTAATCGAAAAAAAAATGCCGCCCACAGGTTATGTAGGCGGCCTACTCATCCAAGGAGATAAAACTACTCAAAACCTCGGAGGCCGCTTCAAAGCTTTCAGAACATCCTTTGAGAGGATGTATGTTGAGTTATTTCTAAAGTAATTTAGACATTGACTGAGGGAGTCGACACAATCGTCGTGAGCTCCGGCTGGAAAATTAAGTAATTCGGCCTCAAATGCACCCATCCATGGCGTTTTCTTCGGGTCAGGCAGGTACACATTACCAGCCTCAAAAAACGGCGTAATCGCGCTCGCACGGGCCTCCTTAGATTCCTGCGGAGTAACCGGAACAATGCCGCTGACGGTCTTTTGAAGTTCAGAGATAATCGCTGAGCCGTTGGCTTTGTCCTCAACGAGTTTGCGTAACGCCTTGGGCCACTTTTGCGCAAGAATGAGGAACATCTCGCGAGTTTTAACGAAGTCCCATTGACCACGGACCTGATCAAGCAAATAGAAATCAGCGCCTTTCTTGCCCCAAACTTGTCCTACCACATAGTCGGAGTTCTTCGAATCCTTAAACGTCATGTCCCACGACGTTACGATCTGATCGAACTCAGGTGGCAGGCTCGATTCCGTCCAGTATTTAAACCATTCCGCTTTAAATACGTTACCTCCGTCCGGTATCGGATGCTGCTGATACAGTGCAGCCCAATCTCTCGATCCGACGGTTTTCTGAATCTTTTTAAGCTGCTCTAACGAATAACGTTCAGGATGCAGCGCCTCGCCTTTCCGCCTATGGATTTCATCATGCTCAGCAATCGCCGGGTAGTTAATGACCGTAAAGTTATCGCCCTGCCCTGTCCCCATGTTTTCGATGAGGCGCCCGATTAGGTCATCTAAATGCCAGCGCGTAGCCATAACGATGACACCGCCGCCCGGCGATAAGCGCGTATACGCCGTAGACGTGTACCAGTCCCAAATAGACTGTCGGACCGTGGCGCTATTCGCTTCCGCGCGATCTTTCACGGGGTCATCAATGAGTAGGCAGTCTGCGCCTTGGCCCGTAATGCCGCCTCCGACGCCGCAAGAACGGTAGGCGCCGGCATGACCGACAATCTCAAATAAATCGGATGTTCGAATGTACGACCCTCGCGAGTCCGTCCGGACTCGAGAGCCATTTAACGTAGTCTCAGGAAATATTTCTCTATATTTTTCGTCATCGATAATCCGCTGAACGTCACGATTAAAACGCTGAGATAAATCCGAGCTGTAGGATGTAGCGATAATCTGCAGATCGGGAAAACGTCCGAAGGCATATGCCGGAAAGCGACGCGAAACCAACTCACTCTTGCCGGACCTCGGCGGCATCGTGATAATCAACCGAGGCGACCGCTTGGCTCTCACGTCATCCAAAAACTTATCCAATGCATCACAGATTTCACGATGAACCCAGCCCATCAGGTAGTCAGGTTTAGTACGCTGGGTAAAGTAAGCCAGCGACTTACGAGCTTTCCATATCCTCACTTCCTCCAGCGTCGGAAGATTTGTCAATGCCATTCAAAATAGCCTCCAACTTTTCTAAGTCCGAAACTGAAAGATTCGACAAGTCGTACTGCTGCTTAGTCTCAACCTTCACAGCACCACCATCGGCGCCGGTCAAGGCAACTCGTTTACGATCTCCATAGCGTGAGTCATCACGCAAGCCAGCCTCTCTAGCATCCTCCTGTATCGAAACCTTGATAGCCTCGACGACGCCTTTAGGAATATCTAATCCCATTTTCAGGTGCTTCTTCGCAATCTTGTACAACTCGTCAGCTTTCTTCTGTCGCTGATCGTTGTAAAACTCAGCGCTATCAGCCCTTGCGCGCGCGGATTGAACTAAAAAATCAGGGTACTTCTGTTTCCAAACCCACAAGGTTTGAATGGCTGGCATTCCATTCATTGCGCAAATTTGCCGCTCGGATTTCCCGCTTCTTATGAGTTCGCAAATTTTGGCTGCTAACTCAGGGGAATAGATCGACGGTCTCCCCTTTTTTGCTCTAGTAGCCATGTAACACCTACAAAATTTTATCGGTTCATCATTTAATCAAACTGATAGAAAAGCAAAGAAGCAACAACACCAAGGACCAGCGAAAGCAAAATGCCCACGCTGGATACTTAAGAAACAAATCCATAATCAGCTTCCTACAGTGCTTTGTTATAATTTCCATATCGACCTACTGGTTCTAGGTTGACATTAAAAAACCCCGTTCAGCTCACAACTGACGGGGTTTTGCTTTATTTGGCTCGGTGCTTAAGCCCACCGAGAGGCTTTGCGGTTTGTCGATAAACGTTGTGGACAACAATGAAACCGCAAAAGAAATCAAAGGGCCAAGCACCCCAAGATAATTGACAAAATCAACATGAAATTGATTGTCCGAAGTGCTTTTCCTCTCCGTTCGTGAATCACATCAAGTGCGTTAATAGAACGTTGATATTGTCGAAGTAAATCCTTCTGAACAGATAAAACAGGCACGTCATCTGAATAGTGAGTATTTAACCATCTCACGTAATCCTTACAAATTCCTGAGGGATAAGCGGCTCCGCTTGAAAAGATTATCGACATCAGCAACGACGCGAACCCTAAAGCGGCGGAAACGATGGCCAACCACATTCTCCAGCCTTGAAAGTAATCGTTGTTGAACAAGTAAAACAGGACGCCAAGGACCGCAACACAGAAACCTTGATAAAAGGCTAATCGTTTTGTTTGCTCTGGGAGCTCGGCGATAATTTTTCGATCCAGTTCTCCCTTAGCTGTTTCTAAGAGGATTGATGCAGTCTGGACGTCGTACTTTTCTGAATCGTTCATTTGAACTTCCGTCGTTGGCCTCTTGGAGGCAACAGATAACAAAAAAGCCCCGAAATCGGAGCTCTCGTATTCGCCTGGCTTAACGCTCTGTGTCCTCTTCTCTTCGGACACACCGGTTCCTCCGCAAGGAACCTTCTCTGATTAAGCCAAAAAATCGGGCGGCTGATACACAGCTTGAAATTGTCTTGTAATCACTATACACCAAACAGCTCTGTAATCAATCTCGCCCCGTTTTTAATCCATTTTGATCAAGGCCGGCAATGCAATTTTTGCCAGCTCAATAACGTTTTCAATCGTCAACGGAACGCCTTTTTCTTTCGCGTATTTCTTTAGTTTCCCTATGAAATTATCGGTCCGAAGAGATTCAAGGAGAGAGTACCCTTCAAACGTCAAACTCGGTTCTCCCGTGTACGCAAAGCTAAAGAAGCCATCCGCGCTCTCTTTAATTTCGATGTTTTCAACATAGTTGGCGGAGCTTAAAAGCTTGATATGTCTCAGGACGACCACTTGAGCCGGATTTTGCCTCGACTCTAAGCGTTCTGAAAGCAACTGACCCTCTTTCCACTGGGAAATACTATCCGCATCCTCTAAAAATTCTTTAATCGTCTCAGCCTCAACGTGGGCGAGGATCGTTCTTATCAAGTTCCAATCAAGACGCATTTTTCCCTCTTTTATTTCCGATTTGTTCGAAGTACCGCAGTTTCAACGCAAAGAATAACAAAGCGTCGGTTGTCCAAGCGTCTAACTCCTTAGGCCTTATCCGCCAAATTTTTCTTCTGGCCCTGTCGAGAGAATGCACTGATGCGAAGGTGTACAACAGCACAATGAACTTCGCCGTCCTTACATTGAGGCCATGGGTTCCAATGGATAACACCTCCGTTTCGGGTGTTGCCATGTTTTGCCACGTGAAGTTAAGCAAATCGGCATCCTTCATGTCGACTTCGCGGGCCTTCATGCCGCTGTTGCCATCATCCTCTGTGTAGTCCTCTGAAAAATCAGTCTTGTTTCTTGTCAATGCGAGCGCTCTCTCTACCGCGTAGGCAATTGAGACATTTTTGACAACACGGTCACGGTATGCACGGCGCCAGTTGTCCAAACGAGGTCTGAGATCATCAATGAGTTTTTGTTCTGTTTCTGTCATCCAAGAGTCCTCAAGTAACTAAACGTGCAGTAGAGATAAATAATTCCGATGGCCGATAACCCAAAGAAATCCAACTTTTTCCTGAGCTTGTCGCGGTGCTCCAAAAAATCCGCAATCTTCTTAGCGACCCAAAGAAGGGCGAAGATTGCCATCACAGAATTGAGCCACCAGAAAACAAATGCTTCAACGTTAAAATGCCTGAACATTCCAACCCCCTCCCTCTTTCTTCGGTTTCGGCGTAACGACAAACAGCGGAATCGGGCACTCATCGGCACAGACTTTGCATTTCACCTTTGCATCTTCTTGGAAGATCCTCAAAGAACCCTTAACCTCATGCAGTTCTAGCGTTTTATCCGGACGCATGACCAAAAAATCAGGCGTGTATGAGCATCGGTTTGAGGCAATCTTCCACGTGAAGCGCTCGAACCAATATTTGAGGATTAACCCGGCGTTTTTCTGTTGCTCCAAGTAGTCCCGATAAGCGGCCTCGGTTCGGTTCATTTCACCGACCTTGAGCCTGCCTTTTGCTTGTAAAAACCTTTTCATTTATCCCTCCTAATTGAGTTTGTGTTGTTTGGTTGAATTCTTTGATGCTGTTTCCAGAACATTAGAGTTCCGTTGAGCGATGATCTGAGCGTGCGAAGGCCAACGTTCAAACTGTGAAAAGAAGTCTCTCCTGCGTTGAATTTGCTCGTCTCCCGCTTGTTCAAACACTGAGCATCTAGCAAACGAGACTGGATAGCACTCGATGCCGGCGCCTTTGTCCGGATGGTGGCAGTAGATGTTCATGTCCCCAAAGGACTGCTTTGGAGGAAGATGCTTCTTTCCGTCTGGACCTATCCAGAAGGCCTGAGCATGAATGCAGTAGAGACAGCACCCGCTCATTTACGCCACCTGATGGAGCCGATAATGGCTCCGATAAAGATTCCGACAACCCAGGCCACGCAGTAATCTATGTTCGACCCGCTCCATGCAAACCAGAAAATATCTGCTAAGTAGAGGACCCCACCGATGCAACCGAGCGATAGAACAAAGCTCCTGAAATCAAAGCTCATACTTCCATTCCTCCCAGTCGGACTGTTCACCGGTTAAATCAGAGTTGCGCTTCAACAATCCCCAGGCCTTAAGAGTCGCCTTCCTGACTTCATCCGGGTCAGCACATTCGTTAACCCAATTGAACCACTTAGATATGGATTCCCCGTATAAGTCCTGGTATCCCTTAGCAGTCAAACGTAGGACATCCTCTTCCTTTATTCTGTAAATTTGCATTCTTTTTCTCCTCTCGGATTTCAAACGCCGCCCTCACCAGCAACCCAAACAGCACCACATTCACGAAGACCACCGGCGCCAAAATGATCATCAGCAACTGCCATGCACTCTCTGACATAAACCCTCCTAAAAGTACGGCTCAGGCGCTTGCTCTGACTGCGTTAGCTCCAGCCACGGCCTTACCGGTACACGCGTCCACGACGTGCAGAAATTTAGACTGGCGTTATCTCTCCAGAGCTTGATGAACCCTTCCCAAGCACCGTTTCTCTGCTTGCACAAGTTCAGGACAAAATCAGGCTTGGTGTCATCAACATCCTTTCCCTCTGCCTTTTTCTGAATCTTGGAGATATCACGAGCCAAGACGAAAACGTTGAATGCAATGTTGGTGATGTTGGAGCTCCCCTTGATTGATTCCTTCGTTGCGGAATCAAACACCGAATAGTTTTTTGAACCGCCGTCTCCACGCTTCCGGCAATGTGCGACCACCACGATGTGGACGTTGTTGACCTTTGCAAACTCGACCAGTTTCCCCATAACGTAGTCGGTTTCCTTCTTGTCCATATCGTCTCTAACGCACATCATCAGAGAATCGACAAAGAGAATGTTCGATTGGTAGTCATGGACGGCGGAATCCAGCAGGCGCAGCAGTTCATTAGGCGAGACTTTCCGCTGCAAGTCGCAAATCCGCATTTTTGAGGCAAATTGTCGAAAAAACAGATCAACATCCGGCGCTTCAATTTTTCGCTTGTTCTGACTGCAAACTGTCTGCATGAGCATGCGTTCAATCGTTCTCACCGGCGCCATCTCAAAAGAAGCGATGTACAGAGAGGCTCCGCAAGAAATAAGGTGCAGTCCGATCTGCCCCAGCAAAAGAGATTTGCCGGAACCGTTTTCACCGGCCAATACCGTCAGTTCACCGGGGCGAAATTCAAAATCTATCGGACGCCCGACACAGCCTTCATTCGTTTGAGTAAAGGGAAGCGTGAACTGGGAGACATGAGTCTTCTTCGCTTCCAGATAGTTCTGAAAGTCATTCTTAAACTCGAGAACGTCCTTGTTGATGAAAAACTCAGGAGACTTGTACGCCCTGCTCTCGTAGTCTGCGAGCGATGTTTCTATCTCGGCTCCGCCCGTCGGATCGCCCCAATAGCCATCAAGCTCAGGCGAAACGCTTGTATTTTTTTGATTCATAGTCAAACTTCCATGCAATCAGCTGTTTATTTTTGAACATCACCGAGACGACGACGGCGGCGGGTAGAGATTTGGGAATTTCAAGCATCCAACGACGGACGGTTTCTCTGAGTTCGGGCGTATCGTCGACATCGATAAAGTCGATCAGAACAGTCTTGCCTCGGAGAAATTCGGCCTTAATGTGATTTGGCTCATCACAGAACGAAAACAACACTGTCGGAACTTGTGGCCGTCTTCTGGGCAACACCTCGATTTCATCTTCGTAAATCGCATCTGCCTGATAGAGGGCCAGCTCACTGTCAGTCAGGCGAGGGAAAAAGACCAACCGGGTAGTCGTAAATGCGTCCGGATGCTCGTAAAACGTTCTACCCTGATCATCTCGAACAACGGCGGCAGCGGCAAACATCATTTCTGCTCCTTATGGTTCGGGAGGTCCTTGATGTCGAATGCATTCATTCCCGCATGGAGTTTTTCGATGAACATGTCTCTAGCACCGATCGAATACGTAACGGGAGGAAGTTCTTTGTTGTATTCGGCAGCCGTGACCCACACCGCATTGGGATTTTTCCATTCGTCTTTGACGTAGTCCGCCTTAAAACCAGTCCATCCTTCCGCCAAAACTCGCTCGATTGCCTCGGTCATGGTCCATCCTGCTTTTTTACATTCGGTCTGCATGAGCTTGAGGGCGTACGAGTTGAACGGCTTTTTTATCGCCTTACGGTGTGCAAGAAAATCATTCCAACGGTCAATGGGAACGTCATCGGGTTTTTGAAGTGCAGACGAATCATTTTTGACTTTCCCGCCTTTTTGAACCTTTTCCGTTTTGGAAACAGTTGGCTGAGTGTCTTTCTCTTCTTCTGCATTCAAAAGCGGAAGTTCTTCCTCTGTTGGATCGGTTTTTGAAAAAGAAGGTTTTTCAGATACACGCCCCGCGAAATCCTCAGAGACTTCCGGATGTTTTTCGTTCTTTTCGGTGCGTGTATATGTTTCTTGTTCTTGTTCTTGTTCTTGTTCTTGTTTTGGCATACCCTTTCGGAAGGGTTCTCCGAAGTCTTTTTGAAAGTCTTTAGCAAAGCCTTTCTGGTACGCTTCAACAAACTCTTTCGGTAACGATTTAGTGTAACTATCTCTTTGACTACTAATGATAATTTCGGTTGATTTAGCAAGAACGTAATTCGTTAAATTACACTCCGGCAATGAATCTAAAGCGCTCTTCCATGATTTAACGACGTTCGGATTTTCTGGAAAGTTGTACTTTAAAAAGTTCGGAACGTAGATTAAAAAAGCCTCAGAATCGTACTTTATTAAACCCTTTGATAAGAGTTCATTTAATGCTTTGATAAAGACTTCGCTAAAGCCTTTCGATAAGTCTTTCTGCAAGTCTTTATTTAAGTACTCGTTCCCTCTTTGTTCGATAGCCAGCGATTCAAACGACGATTTAAAAGCTCCGATTGGCGCAAGGTCACGGCGGCTTAGTATTGTGTACCAAGCTAATTTTCCTTCGACGCTTAACTCCCGAAATTTCTTATCGTTGCTGATTCGGCAATCGATTTTTCTATAAATCGCCATGATTACGGCTCCTTAGTGAAGGTTTTTCCAAGCCTTGAACTTCGGAAACGCCAGCCTTAGATATGGAATACGTCCTTTAGGAACTCCAAACTTCGACCACTTGGTAATTGCCGCCGAGGTAATCCCGAAAGTTTTTGCCATTACGGATTTCTTTTTGAACTCATTTAAAAGTTCTTCAAAAACCCGTTCTTCTAATCTCTTCATGCTTTACTCAGGTTAAAAGTTACATAGCTATATATTAACCTAAGTACTAACCTAAGTAAAACAATTTAGTGTTAACTTAGGTTAAATTTATCTCACAGAAGGGAGCTGCCTATGAAACACAATGAAACGAAACAAACTTGGACAGATCGATTGAATGAAGCCTTGAGGCTACGAGGAAAAACTCAAGCCGATATATCTAAAGCTACGGGAATTACTTCCGCAGGAATTAAAAAATGGGTTGATGGGGTCGTATTAAAGCCAAAATTCGATGACGTTTTCGCAGTGTGTTCTTATCTAAATATAACGACCGAATGGCTTATGAAGGGCATAGGTTCAATCAATGATAAAACCGAGCCGGACGCTGCTATGGTTTCTATTCAGCAAGTCGATTTTTATGGCTCATGCGGTCCAGGCATCATGAATTTTGAAGATTATCCCGAAATTAAAACGCTTCAGGTCACACCTGCTTGGTTTTCTAAAAACTTCGCTTTTTATAACCCGAGGGATGTGAAAATTGTTACTGCCTCAGGCGACTCAATGGAGCCCGAAATACGCGATGGGGATGCCGTCTTTATTGATATAACGGATAAGGACAATATTAGAGACGGTATCTATTTGCTGGTTGTTGATGGTGAGGCTTATATAAAAAGGATACAAAAGCTTATTGGTAAGAAAATCGCTCTGCTCTCAACGAACAAGGCCTATAAAGACATGGAAATAAGCCTTGATTCTGATATTGAAGTCCGAATTATCGGACGCGTAATAAAGAGCTTGAAGCTCGTAGATATTTAAAAAAACAACATTGAGAGACCGTAGAGCGAAGTTGATCTTTGTATAAAAGAGGGGGAACATGCTAAAGAATTTCTTTACTTTTATATTGCAGTGGGTGGCAATAACTTTTATTTCTACAATTCTTCTTGTCGTGTTTAGACCAGGATCTCTCGACACTCAAACTGCTTTATTCATGCTTTCAATTTTCTCCCCTCCATTCGTAATCTATTGGTATAGGTGGAACTTAAAGAAGGCGGAGAGAGATAGGCAGCAGGAACAAATAAATAAACTTCAAGATGAAAAGATTAGCGGATTAATTTCTAATATCTCTAATAGTCAAGAACCATTTTCGGCCTATTGCCACGAATATGAAAATTTAACAAAACAGAGTGGAGAATTATCCTTTACTGAAATACAGAGAGAAAAAATACACGATGCTATTGTTTCTCGTTATTGTGAACTCAGACGGCTTCCCTCTACTCATTGGCAAAAACTAATTAAAGAAGGTTCAGCATTTGTATTCAAGGCTGATGAAAAGGCGCTATATCAGACAGAATGTAGTAGCTATGATTCAATACGAAGAGAAAGACACTATCAGGCGGGGAATAGAGGAATGAGCGTAAGGCTTATGAAAGGGGTCTCAGTTAGAGTCGGAAACACGGCAGGTAGATCAGTGTCAACAGATATTCCCGTTAACCACAGCGCATCACAAATTGTACTAACAACAAAAAGTCTGTATTACTTTGAAAACGAAGCCCCAAAAAGGATTTTATTTAAAAACATCATTGGAGCGGACATTATTAATAATGGCTACTCTATCAAGGTTGTACAAGATGGGGTTCGTTCTAAACCAGTTTGTTTCAACTTTGAATCTACTGCTCCTGCCTCCTTAATCCGCCAAATCATTGACACAGACTGGTAAAAAGTATCTCTAGAAGCTAAGCCGCCGTAAGGCGGTTTTCTTTTACCCGAGCCGCTAATATGCGGCTTATTTTTTTACCAAATGCCTTATCTAAGTAAAAATCCTTAGATTTCAACTTTACTATTTAATTTACTTAGGTTAATATTTGCTTATCAGATATTTAACTTAGGTAAATAAATGTTCCTCTAATACCAACAATTTCAGAATCGGCGCCATGGAGAACTAAACGCCGACGCGATAAGTAGAAAAAGAGCTTATTAGCGCAAAAATTCGAAACGGCCAAGTGCAGGCGGTGCTGGTCACGCGAAGACAGACAATCGAACACCAGCAGTCAGTGAAGTGAATGAGTAAGGCAAACGGTAGCCACGAAACACTTTTCAGCTAGAGACCTCTGACAAATAAAGGCATTTGAGATGCACGCAGTATCAAGAACAGCAAACCTGCGTTGAGGTCCCGAGAAGCTAACCAGATGAGGAAATCAAAACCAAGAACAGAAACTCGGGCGTCCCAGTCTCGTGAACTGGGTGAGCTAAGCGCTCTCGCAAGAGAAACTGTAGAGCGCAAACAAAAGCGCCCTCTTTTTTTTATCAACCAATTTAACCAACAGGTTCAAATGGAGGGCGCTTCTGTTTTTTAGGAGAGACGAAATGCTATTGACGGTTAAACGCGTGATTCCTCGAGTCTATGAGATTTACTACAAAGGTCAAAACATCATCACTTTGATTAGACCGAAGCCTAATGACTGGCGCTTTTCCGGATTCTTCATGAAAGAACAAGACAAGGTAAATGATTTGTTGTTAGCTAACGTTTTCGGGCTTAGTTTCCGGACAAAAAGGCAAGCTCTCATCGAACTTGAGGCCATTTTTGCAAGATTTGAATCGCTGCTAGCAGAGTCAATAAGTTGAGTTGTTAAATGAACAAAGAAATTTCCATCCTTTCGCAAACATATAAGGTGCTCAGCAATGCGGCTCCTCCTCAGGGCGAGACAGCCGCACGCGAGTTCTACGAAGGTCTGAAAGCTCTTGAGTACGCAGTCTGGTGCCTAGAAAACTCTCAGGAAGTTGCTATGGGTTCACCCAAACAGGTGACACGAATCTTCCCAGAGTTTTATATTGTGGAGCGGTCTGAGGAGGTACATACTTTCCTTCAAGAATTCGGACATTGGTTATCTCAGGAACCTCGAAGTACTTAAGAGAATGAGGCTCTCCGGAAAGGCTCCCTCCCTCAGTCTGCAAGCCCATCAATTTGTTTTTGCCAAGGATGTATGGCGATACAACCCGATACTGTCCATGGTAAATAAAAGACACTGCCTTTCGTGCTTTCAACGCTTCAAGCAAAGTTTCATAAGCAAACATCTTTTCCTCCATTGAGATAGTTGAAAGTTTGCAAATTAATTATCTCGCAGAGGTGACACCCCGGAAAGACGGGGACTTCTTCAGACCATCTTCATAAGCTCCCCAGGCTTTTACCAATTTTGTTAGTTCCAATTTTTGCGCTTAGGGGAGCTTTTGAATGTGGTCTTTTTTACATAGTTTTAAGGAGAGAAAAATGATCTTATTACCGGACGAGCAAAAACAAATTTTTGACGAAGTTGTTGATGACATCTTGACGGAAAGGGGTTCAGCAACCTGTCTCACTGATGCTCTTGCGTATGCAGAGCGTGCTGTGGTGTCCGCCCTGCTCTATGGAAAGAAAGAGGTGACACTTGACCTAGCTCATGTAGTTTCAACCGCTGAAGCTCAGAAGGAAGTTAAAACGCTCTTCAAAGAGTATGCGTTGAATTCCATCGGTGATCTGGCAATAGAAGCGATTGATAAAGACATCTACCCCGACGTTAAAAATTAAAAGTTTCTCTCCTCTGCCCCGCCAGTTTCCCTCCTTGAGCTGGCGGGGTTTTCTTTTGGAGGTTGCCATGAATAAAAAATTTGATGATCTGTTAGAGGACGATCTCGCATGTTTCCTCTGCGCTCTGATCGCCTTCATCCTGTTTTTCGGCACGTTGACCGTAGTCCTGAGCGCCGATGCCTTTCAGAGGTGGCTGCTATGCATGTAACTCCGAGAACTTGCCCGGGCCCAGGAGATCTCTGGCAGCCGTCTTGGCAGGAAGAAAAGCGCCAAGCTGAATACGAACGGCTCCTTGAAAGATTTTTTGAAGAATACATACCGCGGTATTGCGACAAACACATCAACGAGCTGGCAGAGGCGGGAGAGGATGAAAGACACCCTGAGATTGAACCGATATTCGACGAGTATCTGGAGGAAAACGAATGGCAGTAATTACTGACGCAGAGCGTAAAAAACAGCGCAACCGAGAACTGAAGCGCGAGTACTACGCAAAAAACAAAGAAAAGAGGGTTGCGCAGAGCAAAGAACGGTATCGCAAAAGACGCGAAGAAGAATTAGCCCTGCGAAACGATAAAACACCAATCCTCCCGCAGACCCCTTTTTCAGCACTATTTACAGATTTTTTTATTGATAGGAATCCGAAAAAATGACTAACGAACAAAGAGCCGCCTGGTTAGAGGGACGGCGTACAGGCATCGGCGGTTCGGACGTTGGAGCGGGTCTTGGGTTGAACCCATGGAAGACGCCGCTGGACGTTTGGAACGATAAGCTCGGGCTTTCTGAAGATAAAGAAATGTCCGAGCCTGCTTACTGGGGAACCGTTCTCGAAGATACGGTCGCAAAAGAATTTCAGCTGCGCACCGGCAAGAGAGTTCAAAAGGTTTCTCACCAGTTCGCAGATCCGGAAACTCCTTGGGCAATCGCAAACATCGACCGAGCAATTATCAATCCTGAGATTGCCGGAAAAGTTCGGCCCCTTCTGAAGGTTGAAGAAATTGAGAAGTATGCCGACATCACAGGCGTCGAGCGCATTATTAACACGGATGTCGCTTTTGAGGCTAAGACGGCAAACGCTTTTACCGCCGATCTCTGGGGCCCTTCTCAGGAGCTGGAGATCAAACAGAACAACCTCAGAACCGAGCATGTGATCCCGCTTTACTACGAAACTCAGATTCAGTGGTATTGCGGAATTTTGAAACTCAAAGGAATGTATCTCGCGGTACTCATCGGAGGTTCTGACTTCCGGATGTACTGGGTAGATGCTCGTCCGGATGTGTTTCAAGTGATCAAAGAAAAGTGTTCCCGCTTCTGGAACGAAAACGTTCTGAAGAAGATCCCGCCTGACCCGATCAACATTGACGATGTACTTCAGTTATATGGCAAAAGCAATGGAAAAGCTGTGGAGGCTCAGGGTGAGCTTGCTATTGATTATGGTGAGTACGCACGTATTGCTGGTGAAATTAAGGAACTCAAGAAGCAGCAGGACGCGCTCAAAACCAAGATTGCAATAAGCATGAAGGACAATGAAATCTTAACGTTAGATGGCAAAAAAGTCCTGACCTACAAAACCCAGTCAAGAAAATTCTTCGATATGGATTCATTCAAAGAAGACCACCTCGATGACTTCTTCGACTATTTGAAAGAAAGCTCCACCCGCGTCATGCGTGTGTGCGCGTAACCTTTTAGGTTGATGGCTACACAAAATGGGCAGGGTTTCTACTGATAAAAAGAGCGGTTTTGTGTAATATTCGCTTCGAGCACTACAGTACGGTGCAACAAGAAAAGGCTTTCTCGGTTGAGCCAAATCAACCGAGCCAAATTCCCTCCAAGCCTGCACAAGCGGGCTTTATTTTTGTCCTTTTTGCCAAGTCAGCTTCAGGAGAGCTCATACAAGAAGTGGTATGTGCAAATTTTGCACATATGGCCTCTGACGGAAGAGAGACATCATCCGTCTGCCACCCGCACGGTGGCTTTCTTTTTGCCCTGAGCGTACCTCTGAGTTATTTCCCGTAACTCTTAATCAACCCAGCCCCTCCAGTGCGAGGGGCTTTTTCATAGGAATTAAATTATGTCCACATCCGACCAACTCGCCGCCGCTGTCGGAGCTCCCTCTGCACCAGTCGCCAAACCAAAAACGAAAGCGCCGATCATCGTGCAGCAGGTCTTGTCCGACCAGTTCAAAAAGCAACTGGCCTTGGCTGTTCCGAAGCATCTGAGCGCTGACCGCATGGCAAGAATTGCCGCGACCGAACTGCGTAAAACTCCAGCCCTCCTCAACACGACCCCGGCCTCCTTCTTGGGTGCCGTGATGCAGTCAGCTCAACTCGGCCTTGAACCCGGTTCTGCCCTCGGTCAAGCCTACCTCGTTCCGTATGGTAATCAGTGCCAGTTAATTCTTGGTTACCGCGGCATGATTGATTTGGCTCGTCGCTCCGGACAAGTTTTGTCTCTCTCTGCGTTCGCGGTCCACGAAGGTGACGATTTTAATTATCAGCTTGGCCTACATCCGGACATTCATCACGTGCCGAGTTGTGAAGCCGATCGAGTTAAAAAACCGATCACCTTTGTCTACGCAGTCGCTAACCTCAAGGGAGGCGGATACCAGTTCGAGGTCATGTCTCGTGCCGAGGTTGAGGCTGTCAAAGCGAAGGCTAAGTCAAAGAATATCTGGAACTCGTATTTTGAACAGATGGCCCTGAAAACTGTCATCCGCCGCCTATTTAAATATCTGCCTGTTTCAATCGAAGCCCTGCAGATTACAAATGTAGACGCCAAGAGAGAAGCCGGGGAAAAGATCGACCCGAACGACGTAATCGATATCAATGCTATTTCTGTTGACGATTTCAAAGATATTCAGGACGCCGAAGTCATCGAAGAACCTCAGGCTCAGGAGGCCACTGCATGAACAAGTTCTCGAATAAAACAATCGAGCAATTAGCCGAACAGTCGACCAAAAGTGAAAACTGCATAGACCTAGACGTTATAACAACTCTCGATGTAGTAAACGACGTAAAGCCACTTGATAGTATTGGTGTTTTTGTCGACACGTACCTAAACTTTAGACCGTTCCTAAGTGATGATGTGTGTGTTTCTTTGATGTTTAGACAAGACCGAATGTTAGAGGGGTGTATTGATCTAGAGATTGATGACGCCGAAAAACTCGGAGAACTTCTTTTATTCCAGTGCAAAGTCGCACGCCGAGCGCAAGAAAAGAAGCGTCAAATGATAGGGAAAAGCGCACCTGAAATATAAAGCGAATTAACCATGAGCCCTGCGAGAGCGGGGCTTCTCTTTTGGAGAAATAAATGTGGAAGATTAAAGACCCTACTTTAAAGGAAAAGATCATGCAACTGCTATCGGATGAAAGCATTGCAAAGCGTTGCCAAGATCAAATGACTGATGGATCAAATTACATTCTTGCTTCTGATGATGATCAAAAATTTTCAATAAGCATCGTTAAAGATCTTTTTGAAAACGTTCCTGAGTACAACCCAGATGGATGGAATCCGTTTCCAGCTTTAAGGCCTCCTCGCCCAGGTAACTATTTAGTTTACTTAAACGGAAGATTTGAGCACCAGATTCGTGTTTCTTACTTCAATACCGATTTCAGAAGTTGGGATCAATATAGTGGCGCTGTTGTATTGGCTTTCAGAGAACTTGAAATTGAACCGCCTGATGACGATATTTTGAAGTTTAGTGCCTACAAGCGGGAGTAATAAAAAATGGGAAAAACAAGCCCAGAACTTTTGAACCCAGCTGTCACCGCGCTTGCTCTAAAACAAGAAGATGAAAGGTTAAAAACGCTTGATCCGGTCGTGATTACATCTTTAAGTTTTATTCCTGGAAAACCAAAATATTTGCTAATGCGTGGAGCTGATTCTTGTGCATTAGCACATAACATCATCTTGTCGAAAGAGCAGGCTTTAAAACTCATAAGATCTTTAGCTGAAGCTCTTAGCGATTGGGATAAAGAATAGTGTCAACTAACAAATAACCAGGAGCCCCGTGAAAGCGGGGCTTCTCTTTTGAGGCCAATATGCAGTTCGAATTCATCGATTACAGCGG